GTCCGTTTTCGTTTTTGTGAAAAATATTCTAAGAGTTTTCTTAGAATGGACGCGTTGTACCTTCAATTACAACTTAACGTAGTTTACGTGTTTAAACTACGAATGGACGCTGCTGTCAACAGAGGATCTACGTTGTGGTAGTGTTGTTCGCTTCCAGTTTGTCTCGTTGACTCCGTTCTCGTCGATGGCGATTATTTTGACGCCTTTCGTTATTTTGCGGACGAGGCGTTCCACTTGTTCTTGAACTTCGTGGTAATCGCAGGGGTTGATCTCTATTCCCTTTTCTTCCCATCGACGGGCCTTCACTAGGTGTTGCTCGACGCTGTCTATGAAGTGGTCTCGTGTTTTTATCTGCCACTTCTCGAACGCCTGCACGAGTTGTTCGTGATTTGTTGCTGGCTCCACTATTTTCTTTGGACGTGGAGGTGGGTTCTGCTTGTTTCGCTTTGTATCTTGCATTTTGCGTGTCAGTGTATGTTACACGCCGCCCGGTTGTTATCTCACCGTTGACTAACGATTGTAGTTTGTTTTCAACGGGATTGTCCCAAACTATTGGAAAAGTATCCATGTTCTCAACCGCATTGATAGCATTGCATCTTGCAGCCAATTCATCATGTGTGATGTTTAGCTTACTACAAATACTATCACTCACGAGGTCAAGATCCACCTCAAATTGAGGCCAGGGTCCTGTTTCGATTTTATATAACTCCTCGTTGCTTGGATTCTTGAGTTTGAGATCTGGGTTTAAGTCAAGCACTTTATTGCACCAATTTGCCACCAATGGCGTCATGGAATCTGTAACCAGATAACCATGTGCGCGATTGACCGCAGCCTGTTCTCTTGACATTGGCTTGCGTGATGTTATATGCAATTTTGGTAATGTGCGCTTGATATCTTGGTATGATGTTCGGGATGACAGTGGACGTGGGAAGATTCTACCTAAGTAGGTGATCTCTTCATCCTTAAATGACGTTGTTAACTCAACTGTCAAACCCAATAAATGCGATGTTCTCAGGATTTGTTCATCTAATCCTGGCACTAAGTTATTTAAACCATCATCACCAGAATATATTCCCATTTTCAACCAGGCATCTTCAATGCTGAAACCCATTTGCCGCAAACTAGCAAAGGTAATGAAAGCATTTATCATTGTGTTGGCGTCTGTTGTAATTGGACTGCCAGAGCGTGTTCCTGGCCCTGCATCATATTTATGACCTAAGGCTGTTGTCCCTGATGTTTGAAATACTTGCTTGAAGTATCGGAGGAACAATGGTGCTGAATTGGGTTCAATCCAACGCATATATGCATTACGCACTACGTTGTTATATAACCAACTACTTATAGACCCGTCAAAGCGGGAATAGTCCGTCATAATAGCCCCATCGGTTACGGTTCGCTGTATGCGCTTGATGGACTTCTCAGGGCTTTTTCCTGGACCGTACCAATGTTGGGGCTTTAACACATCATCCTTAAAGGGATATGTGTATGCGGACATTTGAATAGTCAGATGTGGTGACATAGTGGTTATTATGCGTGGATCGTTTGTGCCATTATAGGCTTCCATTTTGTTAAAGGACTTGAGCTGATTTTTGTTGCCCAATCCCAATTCATGCAATACTCTTGCAGTGCGACCTCTCTGCAATGGCCTATTCTGCTGTGCAATTACTTGATCTAAATTCCATGGAATCCCCACGTGACGATGTTGGACCAATCTTTCTACAAATTCCTTTGCAAAAAGTTGATACTCACGTGGGGGTTTTGTATTGTTCATAACCTTTTTAACTCTGCCATCGATTGCAGCCATTTCACTATTTAGTGACTTGGCTGCAAACAATGACGGGTTAGTTACCATGGGCGTTGTTAGTAAGAGTGTGGGATCTTTTGGATCAACCGTAACTAATGGTGCAGTTGGTTGGTAGAACGTTCGAATCTCGTTCGTAGCTACCACATTAGGAATATAGGATAGTGGTATATTGTACATCTCATGTAATAGAGATGCCTCAACCTTGATATTATCAATTTCTATCCCTTCAGCATATTTCAATGCTTTACGTTCACTAAATAAGAAATTCTCAATATCACCAATATTGGGGCCATCACCACTCTTTGTTTCGAGTCGATGTTTAATTGCTCGGAAGAGTCTAGGGCTGATGGTTATTTCTTCTGCACTATCATTCTTACTTATAGATAGTAATTGTTGCACGTTATCATACAAGATGTTAACACCATTTTGTGTTATCCGCTTACGTTTTAAACCCGTAATTGAGAATGGCATAGTCATCCATGCTGGACTATACACCATACAAGCTGGCAATATAGAGATGAGTCTACGGTTAGGACTGCCTTCAATTTTATGTTGGCTCAAATGATAAGTCAAAAGATTATTTTGCTCATCAAGTGTGGTGATGGTATCGCCACTATAATCCCATACCTTATGCTCATATTGTGCACCACCTCTGACGAAATATTTAATAACGTCATCCTTGATAGTGTACGAGTGCTCATCATCATGGTATGCTGCCTTCTCAGGGACTAGCGTGTATAATAACATTGGTTTGAATAACTGCAAATACCGATTCATGTCGCAATGAAAATCGACGTCAATGAAAATTAAACAATCATTCAGTTTAATTTCATCGTCCTGGTACTCAGAGGTGAGATCTTTAGGCCAATAATAATATTTACAACCTCTTTCCTTATTACGTTGATCGCTTGAACTCATGGAAACAACATAAGGATCATAACCCGCTTGACGCGCTACATCACACAAAAACAAGTTTGCTGATGTTCTTTCATTCGCTGATGTTGGGTGGGTATGGTTGTAGATTTTCTTTATTTTTGGCAAAGAACGAAGAGGGTGATCTAACTGTTCACGTAGATCTGATGGTGTGAATTTATACGTGCTTACAATTTCTGAAGCTTCTCGTATTCCCATCGTTCTTGACACACTGAGTCTCAGTTGCAGTGACAATTGTGAGAGATATGATGGATAAGTAGGGCTTACGCGAGGAATGCTCGTCTTATGGCCTAAAACCGATCGTATTAATCGGTATACTGTTTGTAGGAATATCCAAAACGTACTTGGATTCTCTACATATTCAGGTATTTCATCATATATTTTTGTACGCATTATTTTTCAGGGGGT